TGGCTGTTGCATTTATATCACAAGCCATGTTGTAATTATATCACAGTTATTTTATACACAAATTGACAAAACCGACCTAGTTTATATCATTATTTATAATAAGCAGTATCAGAAAAACAGATAAGCAAATACAAATCTAAGAATAAAGCATAATATTAGTTAACTATTCATCTATATTATAAAAAACCTAGTAATATCAAAGGTTTATGTTAGTGCAGTCTAAGGGTACGCATGACCCACCCCCCCTCATATACGTTATATATACAGATACGACACAAAATTAGGGAAATACTTCTATATACCAGAGGGCGGCTACTTACTTTAGATACAAAAAAAGCTCCATATAGGAGCTTCTGTAGTAAAATCAAGGATTTAAGTCCTTATACCAGGGGATTTTATCTTTTCTTTTTCTTGGTATTTCTTTCTTTTTGTTCTTCTTCACGTAGTTTACGCATAAGAGCAATTGTTTGGCTATCGGGTTTCTTCTTTTCGGGTATTTTTTTAACAATATATTCTCCCTTTTGATACTTTAAAGGTGATTTGTATTCTTTTCGAAAGTACCTCTTAGGAGTGTTAGTAGTTTTTCTGTATATCTCGACCATAATCTCTAAGGGGGAACCTCCAGACATAAAAAAAGCTCCAAAAGGAGCTTACTAGTGTTACCTTGAAAAAGAAAAAAGGGCAAAAAAGAAAAACATGGATTTTATACCAGTTTTTTGAGACCTTGTCAACCCCCTAAATAAAAATAAATTTTAATTGACACTAATTTATATACAATTATATCATTTTGTGGTATAATATGTATATTATGACTGTACAACCAAAATTTGGTTCTTTATTAGAGCAAATCTGCTATGAGTATGAGAAATATGGTAGATTTAAAACACACATACCAAGCCATCACGTTATTTATATACGTGCGGCTTTAAAAGGACGTACTGGGAAAGACTTCAGCGTTGAGGATATAGAAAAGGCATTGGTAGCGGAGGGTATGTCGCAGTACGTATAGAGAGTAATCTCTATCGTCACAGAGCAGCTTGATACTGTACTTATTCCTGCGGGGTTCGATGCAGTTACTCAAGTTTAGGGCGAGATTATACTAATGTCGGTCTCGCCCATTATTTTAGGAATTGCAATGTTTGAAACTATGGTACTAGCGTGTTTAGCAACTAATCCTAATTTTTGCCAACAATTGCAAGATTTAAATGGACCCTATCAAGAAAAGACACAATGTATACAAAGAGCTTATGAAATAGCAAGAGAGTTACCAGAATATATGCCTGGGTATGTAGCTATGAAGTATAAATGTATGGATGTAGCAGATAAACGAATTGATAAAAAGAATATATAATGAAAGGATACACTATAAAAGGAGGACATAAGCGACCAACTAAGTCTGGTGCGGGTATGACTAAAAAAGGTGTAGCCAAGTATCGTAGAGAGAATCCCGGAAGTAAATTAAAGACTGCAGTCACTGGTAAAGTAAAACCAGGAAGTAAAGCAGCAAAGAGAAGAAAGTCATTCTGTGCTAGAAGTGCTGGTCAGATGAAACAGTTTCCAAAAGCAGCTAAGAATCCTAATAGTCGCTTAAGGCAAGCAAGGAGAAGATGGAAGTGCTAATAGAATTAAACTTTAAATTATTTAAATTTTTTAATAATATAAGCAGTGCATTCTATATGAGGTACGTAAGATTGTTACGTAAGTCTCAAGGGAGAATTTAATGGAAAACATGATATTAGATGCGTGGAATGATTTATCTTACTTAGAAGGTGCTCTTTTTACATTATGGTTATTTATACTGTACTATGGCAAAGTATGGATAGACAACAGATTTAATAAAAAGGATTGTACATGCTCACAGCGTTAATAGGACCTATAGCTAATTTAGCCGGTACATGGTTTGAAAACAAAGTTGAGAAAACAAAAGCTGAAGGACAGGCTAAAGTCGCAGAGGCTCGTGCTCGTGCAACTGTTGCAGAGAAAGTTGCAGCAGGCGAGGTCGAATGGGAAGGCAAGATGGCTGATGCTACAGTGGATTCTTGGAAAGACGAGTTCGCGTTAGTTGTACTACTTACACCAGCTATTTTAGTTTTTATTCCAGGGATGACGGAATATGTTGAACATGGATTCACAATACTGGCAACTCTTCCAGAGTGGTATCAGTACTTATTATATATTGCAATTAGTGCAAGTTTTGGAATCAAGGGAGTTGGACAAGCTGCAAAGATGTTCAAGAAGAAATAATGCCATTTAAAGATTATATAAAAGGTAAAGAATTAGTTGGAAAGAAGACTAACTTAAAAACTACATATAAAGGCAAACCTGTAAATAGACCTGTATATATAAATAAAGATGGCGAAAGAGTATCTGAGCAGTCTCGAACATTTAAGTATAATAATAAAGTAATAAATATACCAACTATACATAGAGGGTACCAATTTAAAGTTCCAGAGTTAAGAGCAATGTTGGATGAGGGGCTAATTAAACCCACAAGCGTAAGTAGAGCTAATTTAACAAGTAAGGCAACAGGTAATCCAACTGCTAACTTAAAAACTCAGTATAAAACTATGGGCAAAAAAGCAGGCGAAAGAAGTAAGAATTTAAGGATGGGTAAATGAACTTAGTTACACTACAAGATGAGATAGCTAATGATGAAGGCGTTGTATACGAAACGTACCATTGCTCGTTAGGGCATTTAACCGGAGGTATCGGGCATCTTATTACTGAGTGGGATGAAGAGTACTACGATAAACCTATAGGAACCAAAGTTCCTCATGAGCAAGTTAATGATTGGTTCTCTCGAGATATAGCAATTACACTAAATGACTGTAAAGACATATTCCCTGACTTCGATGATTTACCTTCTGAGGCACAACTAGTAATTGCTAATATGTGTTTTCAATTGGGAAAACCAAGATTCAGCAAATTTAAAAATTTTATTGCTTCAGTAAACGATAGAGATTGGATGAAGGCGGCAGATGAGATGGAAGATTCCAGATGGCATAAGCAGACAACTGCGAGAGCGGAGCGGCTGATAGCACGCATTATTAAACTAGGAGTACCAGTATAATGGAACGAATTACAGATAAAGATTTAAATAAAGCCAAAGATAGAAAGTTTATGACTGAATCAAGAGATGCTGTTAATAGAATTGGCAAAGGTGATAAGATTGATACAAGTAAAATGAAATTGCGAAAAGATAACAGTAAAAAAGATTTAGCTGATATGTATAGACTTAGAATGGGGCTACCTAAAACAATGTCGGACGCAGATGTTTTAAAAATGTATAGACAAAAAGGCGTAACAAATAAAAATACTCAAGGTATATCGGACCAAGATTTAAAAATGATAGGAAAGGGTGTATCAGACCAAGATGCCGCTCTTAAACAAAGAATAAAACAAAAAGAGCAAAAAGATAAAGATTATAATAATCCTCGTATATCTGACAGAGATTTACAAATATTAGATAAAAAATATAATAGCTTGGGTAAAAAAGCTGGAGGTGCTAAAATTCCTAAGAAGCCAATTATGGATTTACCAACTAACGTGCCAAGGTTAATGAAAGGTGCTTTACTGGGGGACCTTAATAAAGATGGAAAAATGTCTGGGTACGAAACAGCTAGACAAAAAGCTATTACTAAGAATATGAAATCATGAAGAAGCCAAAGCACATAATGGAACTGCCTACTAACGTCCCTAGATTAAAAGAAGGTTCCAGTTTGCAAAAGTTTGCCCAAAGTTTAGATGGGATTAAACGTAAAAGATTTGAGAGAGAAGCTAAGTCAAAAAAAGAAAGTAAGTTTCATGATGATGGAGCTGCAAAGATAACAAAGGATTTAGAGGACTCTATAGTAGATAAAAAAGGTAACCCAAGACAATTCTCAGGTAAAGAGTATATGCCTGCACTTCCCACGAAATTTAAAGGGCAAGAGATATCAAATGTTCCTGGTTTATCTACTAAAACTACAAAAGATACAGTAAAGACATATTCTGGAAAAGAATACCAACCTTTTTCTTTATTAAATAAGAAAAAGAAGAAGAAAATAGCAATATAGGAGGAAACCATGGCTATGAAGAAAAAAGCGACTAAAAAGAAAATGACTAAAGGATACGCTAGAGGTGGCAAAATAAGTAAAATGAGAATGGGCGGCTCTAAAATGACCAAAGGCTATGCCAGGGGTGGAGCTATTAAAAAGAAGTAATGCCGTATCTCATAAGTAACGTACCTCATTTTAAGTGTTGGGTACGAAGGGAGTTTACGTGTAACCATCAGAGACACCATGGAGATTTTCTTCATGCTATGGTTATAGCCGTAAACACAATTCCCGATAGGTCTTTAAGCTTCCAAGTTGTTTTCACTGGTTGCGAAATAGACAGAGAAGATGGTCCTGATGAGAATGTTCATGGAGGAGCAATGTGGGCACGGATGCCTATACAAGCCCTAGTTGCAGATATACCTGTAGAAGAATGGGCAGAACCGATGGAAGACCACTTGTGCCAACCATGGGATTGCGAATCAAGAACACACAGTGTTGTTGTTATGGATAGAGTCAGCTCTTCTCCGTGGCTATGCAAGATTGATAATCAGTTTCATAAAGGTAAATATTTGTTTACAGTTGACTATACAGATAATGATATTGCAGATGACCCTTCACAGCATAAACAATCTCATGTCTTATATTTAACTGATGCAGGTAAATGGACAGGTAACGTAGTAGCTCTACCAAACAATAGAGTAAGAGCAACAAGTCCTGCACTATGGAGAACTGGAGAAGGAGCACCTGATTTTGTACCTTCTCAACATACACACTCTGCAGAGTCTCATGAGACTTATCTAGACCCATCAATAACTTTTAATAATTTATATTCTGAAGGAAAGAAGAAATAATGCCACATTATACTAAACCATTGAAGAAAGTTATCAAGGGGCTTACTAAATCAGTTAAGACTCACGCAGCACAAGCTAAGACTCTTAAGAAAATAGAAAAAGACCAGAGAACAAGGTATAAGAATGGCTCCAGCAAAAAGAAAAAAAAGTGACCCTAAAGTTGGAACAGGTAAGAAGCCAAAAGGTTCCGGTAGGAGGCTGTATACAGATGAGAATCCTAAAGACACTGTTAGCATTAAGTTCGCAACTGTATCGGATGCTAAAGCTACCATATCTAAAGTTAAAAAGATTAATAAACCTTATGCACGAAAAATACAAATTCTTACTGTCCTCGAACAACGAGCCAAAGTATCTGGGAAAAATGAACAAGCCGCACTCGCAAAAAAAGCAAAGGCACAACTAAAGAGAAAGAAAGAGAATGCAAAAGGATAGATGCGAAACTTGCGAATGTTATGATTGCGATTGTAACGAGTGCAATTGCAAATGTCACACAGAAAAGTCAACAGAGGAACAGTTAGAACTAGACTTTGTTAACTAATGATTGAGTTTGTGTTAGTGTTTATGATGGGATTAAGAGTAGTAGACCAAACACAAACCTTTGAAGATTTAAATAGATGCTTGTATTTTGCAGAAAGGTTACACAAGCAACCTTCAATTCCACAAAAGGAAGGACCTAATCTACAGATAACA